ACTAGGGCTACACTTGGGTATTGTGGATATGCTGACTTGGGTGCTTACCTTGTACAGACTATATGGGAGAAATACTATTGTAGGGGTACAAAGTTGGTAGATTTTTCCAAGGAATCATTCAAGGAATGGTTCATTGGTGAAGTAGGGAAAGCCATTGAAGAAACGAATAGCCGAATCAGCAAGAAGAACAAGAAAAAGAAAGTAGCCGACAAGATAAATGACATTGAAAATGAAATTGACTTGAAGATTATGGACTTGATAGATAGTTGGGCGGACAAGGGAGTGAAGTTACAAAATAGTGATAAGAAGTGGTTGCCAAACAGTGTCAGCAAGGAATATAGGATTAGCAAGAACATAAATGGTTTTTGTAGCTTTCATGGGCCAGAAATGTGGATTAGGAAAAACTTGAATGGTAGTTATAGTGTACAATACTTGCTTACGAATAGTTATAGAAGTGAAAGAAGTAATTGGCGTGATTTCAAGAAGGATTTAACTGCCGAGGAAATGGAATTATACATACAAGGTTATTTCAAGGGTTACTTGGAAATACCTGAAGAAATTAAATTTGAACCTGATGAATCAATCTATAAAGGAGCAAAATAAAAATGGGTGATATTAAGGAAAAGTTGATTAATGCTGTTAATGATGGTGCTTTGGATGCGGAAAGTGTAGTTGAGGCTTTGTTGAACTACATTGATGAAGATACAGTTCAAGACATTGTAGACAAGGAAGATTGGAGAAGTTCACTGGGTGAACTTGATGATAACTCGGAAGAAGATTACTAACAAATGAATATTATGGAAGACTTGGACGAAATAATAGAAACTACGGAAAAGAACCTTCAAGGGTTGAAAGATGCCAAGGAAGTGATAAATAGGGTCTTTTTGGACTCTTTTTATCATAATTGGTCAATAGATGTTGATGTTACAGGGAATGTACAAAAGAAACCAAAGGTATTGTTTAATTGTTACAATAGAAGTGTTAATTGCAGGTTTGTATTTTCCTATTGCTTTGCCAACAAGCAAAACAAGAAGAAATTGAAGTTGGTAGACCATAGTTTCTTTGGTGTGGAATGTTGGAAGTATGAAGAATACAAGGAAATGTTTTCATATACCAGCAATTTGAAGCTTAGGGATGAACTTACTGAAGATATGGTCAAGGTATTGTTGAACAGTTTTGATGATAAGGTAGATTTTTCCTACGCATTGAAACAAGTAAAGGTACAACTGGCCAAGGATAACATAGAAAAACTATTCAAGGATAAAAAATGACACTTAGTTACATTCAGATTGACTATGATATTGTGGATAAGGTACAAGCCTTGTTTGACAAGTATGGAATAAATTTCAATTATAGAAAGAATATAATTGACAAGTTGGTTAAGTATGGAAACAACAATCGCGGGTTGTGTGATGCATTAAGCAACTATGATTGTATTGCAAGTGATAGCAAGATTTATGCAATAACTTTAAATGAATGTAAGAAGTGGAAAAGAAAGTTGAAAAGTGTAGGATTACATTTTTCAAACGAAGATGATACACTTATCTTTTTTAGGGATGGTATGGTTAATTCAATTAATCACATTATATCATTGAAGGATTCATTGTATAACAGTTGTGGTCTTACAACATTATTGGTTCACAAAGCAGTAGATTGTACCTATAATGATAATAATGTGGATTCATTGGAAGAATTGGAAGAAAATTTGGAAAGCATAGACCGAACTATTAATGTCTATGTAAAATTCTTCAAGAGTAATACTTATGATAAGTATTTGAACTTGTTCAAGGAAAGATTGGATAAGTTTGAATCTGAACAGAAGATTTACGATTCTTCATTAAATAAGATAACTAAGGGCTTGGTAAAACTGTTGGATATAGAAAATGAGAAATGAAATTAAGCAATACTTGAAAGACCATATTTACCTATTTCCTTTGCAGATAGGTTCTGAATCCATTGGTAGAGAAAAGATATGGGTAAAGGCTAGATTGTGTGGAAATGTAGCCGTAACATTTAGAAAAAGTAGAAATATTTTTGAAATTATTTGTTATTGTGCTACCGATGCTGGAAATTATTTCTATACTTGTAATAGAGAAAACTTTCACAAGAGATTTGGCAAGTTGATGAAAAAGACACTGAATAAGCATAAACTTAAAATCAATGATAAGCAAAAGAAGCTAAAGACTAGCACTATTGACCAAATCATTGACTTTGCAGGGTTGTTAAGTAATGAACTTGATGCCATTTACAAGAAACATCTTGTGGCTGAGAAGATAAAAACTATTGAAAAGGAGTTTGAATAATGGACTTGAAGTTAAAAGATTTCCGGGATGCCTGTGAAGAGATGGGTTTAAGCCTTGCTCTAAAGTGTGGTGGTCATTACTATTATTCAACAAAAAATTGTAGTCATTGGATTCTTCATTTTGTTGGTGATGAGGAACGGTGTGTATGGTTACAAATAAGTACGGAATGGAAGTATGTAAATGGTGTATTTCTACCTGATATACCTAAAAGGCTTATGGAAAACATAACTAAGGAACAATTAAAGCAAGAAATAAAGGAAATGCTTATTAAACTAAAGAAAGCTATGATTCAAAAGAAGAAAAATGATATTGAACAAGATTTTTGGGAACATACATACACAATAACAGGTACATATTAGTATGAATTTATTAAGATTATTGTTAATATTTAATACAAACCGGCTTTGATTTGGTCGGTTTATCGTTTGTTGAAAATGAATGGAATACATTTAAGTTTACAACAGCACCAGATGTATTGAAAATATCATTAAAAATAGTGGCTGACAAGGCATTTTTAAGGATGGATTACCAAAAGAAACCAACCATATATGAAATGGCTGTAGAAGATATAAATTGCTTTGATTTTAGCAAATTCTGGGATTTGGAGAGAAGATTTAAGAAAGTCCAAGATAAGATAGACGATATAGAAAAAGACTTTGGGTAGCGGTTAGCTACCCTTTTTTAATAAATATGTAAAGAGGAATTTACATGTTTATATCTGAAGCTAAAAAAGTTTTACAAGATAGTGGTTATCAAGTCATTATGGAGAATAATGACGATGAAGATGAATTTATAGGTAAGTTAAGACAAAAGATATTGGACTTTGCTAAGAAAGTATCATTTAAGGTTGATAAAGAATGGCTGGAAACGGTTTTATTTGAAGCCTATGATAAGGGTTGGGATATGGAAACAGCCTTTAAGCAAGTCTGGAAAGCGGTATATACAGACCCTAATGAATCTATATTGACAAATAATGTAGAATCTGGTGATTTTGGTGAATTTCTCGTAGAATATCGTACAAAGGGTTCTTTAAACAAGAAAACTTTGGCTAAGATGAAAGACGAAAAGAAGCCAACAGAAATACCAGACGATGAAAATTATTTTGAACAATCAGAAGCCTATGTTCAAAAGTGGTATAAAGTATTTAATGAAAAATATTTTAATAATGAATTGAAAATGCCACCTTTTAAATGGGGTAAGTCAAAGAGTTTTATAGGTCAATGTTGCTGTAGCTTTAACATTTACACACAAAAGATTGTTTGTGATGTAATCAAATTAAACAAAGACAGATTGACTAATTTTAGAACATTTAGAAATACATTGGTTCACGAAATGGCTCACCAATGGCAACACGAATTAATGCCAGATGAAGAAATAAGATATGCAAATAGTGTTTGTGGTAGGGCAGCAACAAGGGATTGGTGGAAATTTCTTTGCTTAATACAAGATGGCGGACATGCCGATAGATGGCTTAAAAAGGCTACTGAACTAAATGAAAAATTCCCTGAACTAAACATTACTAGATTTAATAATAGTGAAACAATTAATAATATGGATGATGAAGGTAATATCAATAATGAATATGTTGATAAACTAGCACATTCACACTTATTAACAATTGAATCTGCATTTAATAGTAAGAAACATGTAACATTCATTGATGATGAAACTTACAATAAATTATTACAAGATTTGGAAGACGGAAAATATCGTGCTTTATTTTTCTTTGAATATGAATTTGACCTTGAAAAATTAAAAAATTATGGTTTACAGCCTAAAAATGATATAAACCTTGGCTATAAATGGAAATTTTTTAACGAATTGTGTAAAAATGGTGTTGTAAATAAATACCACTATACAAGATTGAAAAAATCATAAATATTATATAAAATTTAACCTATTATGGAGATAATAATATGCTAATTAGTGAAGCAAAGAATTTGTTAAGAATGTCTGGCTATCGTCTTATCAAGGAAACAGTTGATGTTTTTGAAGATGTAGCTGAAGTTTTGGAATCATACGGTTATGAAAAGGATGAAGTCAAGGATATGCTTGACACATTCGCTACCGATGTAGAAGATGGCTACGAAAAGGGTATGACCGCTTCCGAAATTGCAGATATGGTCAGTGGCTTACAAAAGAATGTTGATGAATCCTACATTTACGAAGGTAAGTCAAAGGGTAAGTCAGACAAGTTGGCTCATCGTGAAAAGGCTGCTTACAAGAATAAGAAAAAGTCATACGAAGAAGATGATGGTACCGATGACGATGACGATGATGATTTGGACGAAGCTTTCTTGGAAGAAGGCAAATCCAAGCCAAAGGGTGATAAGTTTGCCCATAAGGAAAAGGTAGCCGGTCGCAAGCCAAAGGGCGGTTGCTGTGGCAAGAAGGGTTGTAAGGATTGTGAAGATGATGATTTGGATGAATCCATTGAAGATGTTCCAGGTCTTACCCGTGAACCCCGTGGTCAAGTTGGTACCGACGATTGGTCTGATTTCAAGGATGATTTCCGTGCCAAGACTCTTCTTTTGAAGAAAGCCCTTACACCAAAGTTCGTATCCGAATTAATCAAGAGAACAAATTTTGAAGTTGATGAAAAGGATATTAAGTCCTATGCCTTTGATGTAATTGAAAATGCTAACTTGGATGCTCAGAATCCAGTAGATGCTCTTCAAAGAAAGCTCCGTAGACACTTTACAGGTATTTAATTATGTTGTTCAAAGAAGCAAAAGAAATACTTAATAAAAGTGGGTATAAGTTGGTTGAGTCCGAATTTCGTGACCCATCCACTTTTGCTTCCTTTTACTATCCACCTGAAGGACCAGACACAGAAGATAATGAAGAAAGGGCAGAAAGAGAAGCTTCAAAAGAATTAAAATACATTGAAGATAAATTCAAGCAAGCCCTAGATGAAAAATTTCCTGGTGCCTATGTTTCCGCTGAAGGTCCAGAATCAAATGATGATGGTGATTATTATAAAACTCGTGATGAATGGTCTTATACAGAAACATTCAAATGTAAATTACTTTTCCAAGTACCAATAAAGTATTTGAACTTGACCGAAGAAGGTGCAGAAAATGATGATGAATTGGATTCGGCCTTAACTAAGTTCTATGAAAGTATAAGTTCATTGAATGATTCCGAAATTGAATTTGATGAAACCGATTATACAGAATTAGATACAAATGATAAAAACTACTATGGTAACATTTGTGTGGAAGGTACATACAAATTTAGCGAAGGTGATTCAAGATATTAATTCACATATAACATAAAATTATTAAAAGACCACCGAAAGTGGTCTTTTTCTATAAATATAGTATTATGAAAATTGATTTATCATTATTTAACGATGAAGTACAAATTGGTGTAGATTTATGCCGTGAAATTGAAACATTCGGTTATGAAGCCTACATTGTTGGCGGTTGTGTTCGTGATATTGTAAGATGGTATAAGAGTGGTCAAAAGGGCGACCCTAACATTCACGATGTAGATATTGCTACAAATATGCCAATTGATGAATTGTATGATAATTTCAAGTGTACATCAAACAATGGTGAAGCACACGGTACGATTCTCGTTAAATGGAAGAAAGAAGTATTTGAAGTAACCCAATTTAGAACAGACGGTGATTATAGTGATGGTAGACACCCTGATTCTGTCAAGTTTACAAAGTCATTCAAAGACGATGTAGCCCGTAGAGATTTCACTATCAATGCTATGGGTATTGATTGTAATGGAAACTTGATAGATTACTACAATGGTGAGGGTGATTTGGATAACAATATCCTAAGAACCGTTGGTGATTCAAACCAAAGATTCAGTGAAGATGCTTTAAGAATCATTAGGGCTATGAGATTCGCTGCAAGATTTGGAATGAAGATAGATGATGATACATTTGAAGGCATAAAGAACATCAAGGGAAACTTGGATAAGATAGCCAAAGAAAGAATTGGTGCTGAATTGACAAAGACTGCAGAATATGGCAAGAAACCATTTGCCGATGTTATAGGATTGTTGGTGAAGTCTGGTGCCAATGAAGTAATTGACCCAAATGTATTAGTAAATTGGAAGTCAGCAAAGGATTTAACTAGGAAATATGCTAGAATGGATGATACCGACAATAATTACAAGGTATTATTCGCTTTAATGTTCTACGATTGTGATAATTTACCTGAATGTATCAAGTTGTTTAGATTAGAAAATGATTTATTAAAATCATTACAATTCATTTATTCTAATCTTAATTTCTCGAATAATTTGTATGGTGATTTGAACAAAACTTTGACAATTTTTACAAACAAAGACTTTGAAATATTGAATGAAGTCAGTTTGGTTATAAATGGTGATTCTATTTCTAACAAAGAAAGACAAGTTTTATCAGATATGGCAAAGAATGTATTACCTGACAATAAGAAGTTAAGTAATGCCCTTATTGAATATGGTGTACAAGGTCAGCAATTTGGTAAAATATTGGGTGAACTTAGAAATTGGTATTATGGTTCATACTTGTATAAACACATAAAGCCAAGTCAGGAGGAAATAGAAGAGTATATTGATAAATTAGTGAGGTGATAATGTTTTTTAAGAACGAAAAATTAAGGGGTGCTGGCGAACAAGTAGCTATGACACCCGAAGAAAAGTTGGAATATAGAAAGTGTAAGAATGATGTATTCTACTTTGCGAAGTATTTTACAATCATTGGTCCAGAAGGCGAAGAAAAGATGAAACTTAGACCTTATCAAGAGAAGATTATGCAAGTAATGTGTGCTAAAATTCCTGATAAGAACAATAGAATTATTATGATGGGTAGACAGACCCGGAAAAACAACTTTGGCAACTCTTTATATCCTATGGTATGGATTGTTCCATAAGGCTAAGACTATTGCAGTCCTAGCTAACAAGGCTTCACAAGCCGCTGAAATTTTGTTAAGAATCAAGAACGCATACACCGAATTGCCAATGTGGTTACAACAAGGGTTGGTAAAGTGGAACAATGGTGAAATATCAATGGAAAACAAGACCAAGATATTCTGTGGTGCTAGTTCAAGTTCATCAGTTCGTGGTAAATCCATTGACTTATTGCTTGTGGACGAATTTGCGTTCATTGATGATAACCTAGCAACCAACTTTATGCAGTCAGTGTTCCCAACCCAAGCTGCTAAAAAGGATGCTATGATGATTTTGATTTCAACTCCAAAGGGTATGAATCACTTTTATGCTATTTGGCAAAAGGCTAGAGCTGGTAAGAACTCATTTATACCTTGTAAGATACAATGGTATGAAGTTGAAGGCCGTGACCAAGCCTGGCTTGATAAACAAATTCGTGATAATGGTCAACAATTCGTAGAACAAGAATACTGTTGCCTTTGTGGTGATGAAAAAGTAACTGTACAAGATGATTATGGTAAGATTCGCACAATTACTTTGGAAGAACTCTACAATTATGAACACGAATTTAGCAATCTATAAATATATTAGGTAAAAACAATGGCAGATACAGATAATAACATACAAAATAATCCACCGATTGACCCTAATAAGCCAAATAAGGTTTATCCTTGGAAAAGACACGATTATATGGTTCCTGACCATCGTGCTAAACATATTCCACAAGATAACTATTGTGGAATCCAAGACCGTTTTATGATGGAACACCAAATCCAAAACTTGACACAATTAAAAACTTATATTAAAGGACAACTTGGTTCTCCGGTTATCTGTGTTGAAATTTCCGATATGCAACTTGAAGATATTATTCGTGATACCGTTCAATATATTTGGAGATATTACTATAAAGAAGGTTCATATCGTGATTATTTGTGTTTGGAATTGATTCCAGGCAAGACACACTATAAAATTTGTCAAGAATTGGAATCAGTAGTTGATTTCCAAACCGCAAGTTGGTTGGGTAACATCAATGAATTGTTCACCGTTCCACACAATGTATTGTACGATTCAATGATGAGCTTGAATAACTTTTCCTACAATGGTATTTGCTATGGTGATTCAAGCTATGGTGATGTTATGGGTAACTTTAACGCTCAACTTGTTTGGCTTGAACAAGTTAAGTTTGATTTGGGTGAAGCCTATCAAGTAAGTTACAATCAAAAAGAAAAAGAATTGTCAGTCTGGCCATCACCTAGAAGAAAAGTACACGGATTAATGGAAGTTGTAAAAAGACAAAAGTCATGCCACATCTTCAATGACTATTGGTTTAAGGAATTGGTAGTTTGTAAGGCTGGAATGATTTGGACTAATGCCCTTCGTAAATATTCTTTAACAATTGCTGGTGGTGGTACATTAAATGCAGACTCATTGTATAGTTCTTTCAAGGAAAGATATGATGCAGCCATAGAAAGAATTGATAAGGAATCACCAAACGGACATTGTATTTTCGTAGGTTAATATATGAACTTAATTGAAGCCGAACATATACTTAATCAAAATGGTTTCTTAATGGAATCATCCATAAAGGGTGATTTCGCTAAGAATGAAACTGGTGGTAATAAGTTTTATGATTTGCCAAACGATTATACAAGGGATGATGCCATAAGATATTTCTTGTCAGCCATTTATGGTGAAGAAATGATGAATGCTGATGATGAAAAAGTACAAGTTTACCTTGAAAATTACCTAAAAAAGCCTAGATTAAAGCAATTTGAAAGGACTTATGCCCAATTTGAGAAGTATAAGAATGGAACTCCTATTAAACTTTATCGTGGTTTAATCTTAGATGAAGGTGAAAAGCCAAACTTAAACGAAACTGGTGTATGTTGGAGTTTTAGTCAAGATAGGGCTAAAAGATGGGCTGAAGATATATTTGACGGTATGGTAAACAAACATATAGCTTATGGTAAAACAAAATTTTTACTTTCTTGCACAACATCGTTAGAAAATACTAAATTACCTTTTAGCATTTGGCTTGCTGGCTATAATGATGGTAATGAATGGGAAGTAAGATTAGAAGATGAAACCAAGGTGAAGATTTTATCTTGTAAAGAAATATAAATACAAATGTTCATTTTAAGAGGTGAAGTGATATGAAGTATGAAAAGTTAATTAGAATGGTCGCAAAGAAGACTGTCTGGCCAGAAAATAAGGAACAAGAATTTGAGGCTTACGATACAAAGGAAGCCGATGAAGCATTTGAAGAAATTATGGCTTGGTACAAGGATGCTGAAACAAAAGCAAAAGCCCTTGACAATGAATTGTTTGAAACCAAGGCAGAATTGAATGCAGAAAGAATTACATCAACCAAGACTATTGATGATTTGAAAGCAAAGAACAAGGAATTGGAAGATAGTAACACATCTTACTACTACAAGACCGAAAATTTGACAAGTGAAGTCAATAGACTTAAAACTGACTACGAAAATGCTAAGAATCAATTGTTGGTTGCCAATAGCAATTTCGCAAATTTGACAGATAAACTTAACACGTCCTATGAATTGGGACAAAAGCAGGACAATAAGATTGAAATGCTAACAAATTCATTAGAAGAAGCTGAAAACAAGTTGGCAGAAAAAGACACAGAACTTTATACAAAAAACAAGGAACTTGAATTGTTGAAAGATAAATATAATACATTGACAAGAACACTTAATCAAATCAATGAACTAGCAAATTTCTACAATCAATGGAAAAAGAGTAATAGCTAATGAAAAATATTTCTTACAGAACAAATTACCTTAAAGAAGAAAACCTAGACGGATTCAATGAATACGATTTAGGTAGTATGGAATTTGGAAACTTTGATTTTGGTTCCGTACAATATTATATGGTAAAGGATGTTGATGTAGGAAGACCCGATATTCTCTCACAAAGATTTTATGGAACTACAAACTTTTGGTGGTTTGTATGTTGGTTTAATGGAATATCAGATGTTTGGAATGACCTCCGTGCAGGAATGGTTATAAAATATCCGGCATTTGAAAAAGTGCGTGAAGCAATTAAGCTATATAGCAAAGAAGGTAAATAAAGTTTGTAGCTCAACATAAAATTTTAAGACCACTTTCACAAGTGGTCTTTTTCTATATTTGATTTTGAACATTATACATAGGTTATTATGGTAAAAGTAAAAATAACAAAAAATAAAGCAAGAATCATAGATGATGCTGAATCAACTCCAGGACAATCAAGACAATTTGATTTGTTTGAATTTCAAGTTATGCCTATTTTCAAGGAAAAGAACCTTGATTTGTGGAGAACCAATTTCAATAAATTGGATTCAGATTTCTATGTAGCTAGTACAAATGTAACAAATGACGAAACAATAATAATATTCAAAATGAATGGAGAAAATTAATGGCTGAACATAATTATGGTGCAGATAGTATTGAATTTCTAAAGGGTTTGGAAACGGTTAGAACTCGCCCTACAATGTATATTGGTGCGGTTAGTGGTAAACCTTCCGATGGTTTGTATAGATTATTTCGTGAAGCCCTTGACAATGCTATTGACGAATATCTAGCAGGTTATAACAAGAATATTTGGGTATTTTACAATACAAAGACAAAGCAAACAACCGTTGTTGATAATGGTAGAGGTATTCCAGTAGGTTGGAATGAAAAAGCCCAAATGAACTCATTAACATTGGTGTTCACCCAATTGCACGCTGGTGGTAAGTTCAACCACGAAGCCTATAAAACATCTTCAGGTTTGAATGGTATTGGTCAAAAGGCTATTGCTGCTCTTTCTAACCATTTACAAGTTTGGTCTAACAATAGTAGTGATAATTGGTTTTACACACAAACTTTTGAAAAGGGAAATATCAAGAGTGATGTAACTCGTTGTAGATTGCCAGAAGAATATAAGAACCTTATCAAGAAAAAGGGAACTATTGTTCAATGGACTCCTGACGAAACAATCTTTACAGATTCTACTGACCTTGATTTGCCTAGATTGAAGAAAGAATTAGGTGATATACAATACCTTTGTCCAGGTCTTCATATTCATTTGTTGATTGATGATAATGAAGAAATTGAATATTATTCTGAAAAGGGTTTGACAGAACTTGTTTCACAAAACGAAAATGATACCGTCTTTACTTATCAAGATGATTTTACTGATGTTGCAGTAAATTTCACAAAGCAAGATGGTAATACATTTAAGTCATTCGTAAATGTTTGCTACACTAATCTTGGTGGTACACACTTGAATGGCTTGAAGAAAACAATTTGTAATGTTGTAAAGGATAATTCTAAAAAGAAGATTCTTAACGATGATATTTTGGAAGGTGTGATTGGTGCTATCCACCATAAAATGTCCGACCCACAATATCAAGGACAAACTAAGAATGAATTGACCAATACACCAGTAGAAAAGGAAATTATTGAGAAACTTACTCAACCTTTGGAAAAGTTCTTTAGAAAGAACAAAGACCTTTTGAATCGCATTGTAGAATATGCAGAAAAGATGTATGAACAAAAGGAAAAGATGAAAGCTTCTAAGGACTTGTTAAAGGGTTTGAAAACACTTAATGCAGGTTCACGATACATTAGTGATAAATTCTTGGATGCTGATAGAAGAAAGTACAAGAATCCTAAAGATTTGGAAATGTTCATTGTGGAAGGTGATTCTGCAGGTGGTCACTTTAAAAATGCTAGAGAAGGCTTCCAAGGTGAATTAAAGCTAAAGGGTAAGATTATCAATGCTGCCAAGGCTTCGCCAGAAGAATTGTTTGGTAAGCCACAAAAGAAGGGTGAAACCAAATGTGACGGTAACCGAGAAATTAAGGACTTGGTAGCTTCACTTGGTTGTGGTATTCAAAGTGATTATGATGAATCTAAATTAAGATTTGGTAAGGTAATCCTTTTGACAGATGCCGATACCGATGGTGGTCACATTTCTAATTTGTGTACAGCATTCTTTGTAAACTATATGCCTGACCTAATCAAGAATGGTCATTTGTATATAATTGATGCTCCTTTGTTCGTAGCCAATGGTTCAAAGACAAAAGCCTATGGTATGACACGAAAAGAAGTAGAAAACAAGATGAAAGCACAAAAATGTTCGGACTATACAATCACTCGTCTTAAAGGTTGGGGTGAATGTACACCAGAACAATTAAGTGAAATTTGTCTTAATCCAAAGACAAGAAAGTTGATTCAAGTAAAGTGGACTGATGCTACCGAAAAAGCCTGTGAAGATACTATGGGTGAAGGTACTGCATTTAGAAAAGAATTACTTGGTATTGACAAGTAAGTTTCATTGAAAACTTTATTTTAGAATCTATGGTTGAAATATACCATAGATTTTTTATATTTTGGCTATGGTAATGTTTGACTTAGAAATTAAAAAATTTGAAAATTATTTAGACCACAAGATGAAGATTGAAAAAGATGTATTCTTGAAGATACGTTACTTGAACAATGAAGATAAGACTTTACAAATGCAAGTTCGTACTGGTCAAGGATATGAACTAGAAGATTGTTCATTGTTTTATTTGGTATTTTACGAAGTGCGATATTCGGAAAACGATATACCCATAATCTTCAATTCTTGTCCTCAATCTGCCGTGTTTAAAAAAGTTTACAATGAAAAAAATGTTTTGAATGAAAATCAAATTATTATTGAAGGTGATGAAATTATATCAGATTTCATTTCTTTTATGAACTTAAAGGGTGATAAATCATTAAGATTAAAAAAATTAAAAGAATTTATCCGAAAACACGAATTGGAAGAAGATTTTTCGTAAATAATTGTTTACATTTAAACATTTGACAACTTAAACATATTTTACTATATTAAGATTAAACTTTTAAACAATGAGGTAAAATATGAAATTTCGTCCAGCAACATCTTTGATTTCTCTTGAAGAAGCCATGAAGCAGGTTGAAGAATTTAATACAATGAAGGAATTGAAGAAATTTATCAAGGAAAATTACCTTGGTATGTTTGATGTAAACACATTAAAGTGTGTAAGTAGGGGTGAAGATAAGCGAATTGGCTGGAAGGAAACATACTTGATTACAGCCGACATCAAGACGGAAAGGGAATTTTACCCCGATAGTGCAATTCTTTTTTCTGATGGTGATATTTTCAAGCTACCCGATGAATAATGACATTAGAAGATTTTAATAACATAGTAGATAGCTACGGCTTATATAAGATGAAATATAATCCTGTATCTGGTTTCTTTGACAAGGCTTCTTGGGGTTTACCCGTAGTAACATTTTACGAAGAAACTGGAAAACTGAAGATTTATATTGACTTGAACGAAGATGGAAAGATTAGTTATAGTGAAAGACATGTTATTGTAAGCGAAGTAAGCACGGCTAACTACTTTTTGAAACGATTATTCAAACAAAGAAAGAAAATCCTAGTGGATATGAAGTTAAAGGAAATTAATCGTGATTTTGCCTAATGATGTTATTCGGGAATTGTTGAAGTATACAGCATTCTTTCAAGAATCGTTTGTACAAATTGGTGGTAAGTATAGACGGAGTTGGAGATACAAAGATGATGAACCATCATTCTTAGCTGGCAAGGTAGTGTTCGTAATTGAACCACAATATGACAACACATTACCCGAATGTAGGTTATTTGATTACTCCTCTATCCTAACCGCAAAGATTACAGATGAAAATTATTTGGACTTTGTAAATTCATTAGACTTGTCATTTAAGGACATTAAGGATTTGAAGAAAAGTGAAATGATACAAATTCTGGCAAACAATGCTATGGCGGCAAATAAAGCACCAAAGTTAGAAATGCTTGTGAACAAGCGAAAAGATATTGACACAATGTTTTAGATTAAATTAAAATAAAAATTGTAAACTCTGCTTAACAAAGCGGAGTTTTTTTATATTTGTAAAAACAAATATACATAGGTTATTATGAAGAAAAAGAATAATACAGAATTAAAAGATTTTTTTGAAGACGAAAACAAAACCCTTAATGCCGAAACAATGTTCCATAAGAATATGAAAGTATATGGACTTGATGTTTTGGAAGATAGAGCCTTGGCAGATTATCGTGATGGTCTAAAGCCAGCCCAAAGACGATTGATGTGGACAGCTAAAGAATTGAAGGCAACTTGGGATAACAAGACCGTCAAATCCGCAAGAATTACCGGTGATTGTATGGGTAAGTATCACCCACACTCATCTTCCTATGGCTCTTTGGGTACATTGGTTGATTGTGAATATCCTATGATTTATGGTCAAGGTAACTGGGGTTCATTGACCGATGGTGCCGCTGCAGAAAGATATACCGAAGCAAAGATTTCACAACTTGGAATGAAGATGTTGGAATGTATGGATGTTGCCGACTATGTTCCAAACTACACTGGTGAATTTAAAGAACCAATCGTATTGACTACAAGAGTTCCAAATTTCTTTATCAATGAATGTGCCGGTATTGCTGTTGGTTTGAGTTGTAACATTCCTGCACACAACTTAAAAGAAGTTGTTGATGCTATGAAAGTTGTTGTAAAGAAAGGTGAAGCAACCAAACTAAAAGACATTATGAAATTTCTTAAAGGACCAGATTACAAGTATGGTGGTAAGATAATTTCTACACAACAGGAAATAGAAAGCCTTTACAAGAATGGCGAAGGTGCTATCAAGTACGAATGTGATTACACCTTGACAAGAGAAAAGAAGAATATGCTTTTGACCGTTACCGGCTTTTGTCCAGGCTTTTCTCCAGAATCATTCATTAACAAGATGATTTCCTTGATTGATGATAAAGTAGTAATTTATGTAAACGATTCTTCAACAAAGGATGAACCTTGTAAGTTGGAAGTTCTTTTGTCAAATGAAGATGATTTTGAAAAGAAGATACACAAGCACTTGATTAAGTCTGTCAGCTATCGTTACTATGCTATTGAAAGGGAAAAGTCTAACGATGTTGAAAAGGATGTTGATACTAAGGTAATTATGCCCAATATGGTTGAATTAATGAATATGTGGGTAAACTGGCGTAAAGATGTTGAAACCAAGATGTGTGAAGTTGAAAAGAAACTTACAGAAGAAAGAAAGCAAAAGTTGGATTGGAGATTGCTTGCTTCACAAAATCTTAAAGTGGTAGTCAAGGGCTTGGAAGATAAAGACCCAATCAAGTATATTGCTGAAAATATGCCAGGCTTGAAAGGAAAAACTTTTGCTAACGAAGCTGCCAAGTACATTTGCGACCAGCGTGTAATTAGCTTACAAAAGGTTGACCAAGACAAGATTAAGAATGAAATTCAAGACAATGTAAAACACATTAAGGAACTTGAACACGATATTGCTAACATTGATGATGTTGTGATTCGTGAATTGGATAAACTAAAACCATTCTATCGTGACCGTAAATTGAAGGTTTAATATGGATTTTGATTTCGGTGATATTCCACAATGGGCTATTAAAATGCCCACTTGTGGTACGATTCATAAGGACAACATAATTCTATGTTGTGTTTGTGAATCTGATTTGTTTATGCCATTCTACATTAGAAGTCTTTACAAGAAACTAAAGCCACAAGATTTCACTTTGATTCTTTGGGACAATTCTGGCTGGACTCCAATGAATGTTGAAGTGTTTAGCAACTATGGCTATGACAATATTTTATATTTCAATAACATAAAGAACTGGTCAAACAACAATACAAGAAATATCCTTGATTTCAAATGGATAGATGAACAAACTACCATTGGAAGTGCTTCACACTCTTACACGATTCAATATGTTATTGACTTGCTAATCAAGAATGGTAGAAGTAACTTGATTTTGACAGATAGTGATGTAATCTTTAGAAAGAATCCACTTGAAATGATTGATGGGAAATACATTACCATTGGTTGTTTTGAAAGTGCTAGAAATAGAATACATCCTTGCTGTCAATACATAAATTTGAACAAAGTAAAGGAATATGGCTTAAAATTCTTTGATGAAAAGCGAATTTATGGCTTAAATGGCAATAATAATTGGACTTTATTTGATACAGGCTATTCATTCTTTATGGATTGCTTGAATCACAAAGATGAAACCTTGGTATTGAATGAACTTTATGTAGACCATTTTGGCTGTGGAACTTATGCTTATAATTCCGAAGAACCACAATTCAATACAAAAGACCCAAAGGACAAACCACAAAATTCTTGGAATATGATTTGGAATTGGGTAACAGAAAACAGACAATTTTGGATGTAATATGTTAAAGAATCACGCAGACAATTTTGTAAACAAATTAGAAACATTTAATTCTATTGAGGGTTGGTGTAATAAAGAACAATTCTTTACCCTAGAATACATATTGTCATTTCTTGACAACATCAAGGGTGATATTATAGAATTGGGTGTATTCACCGGTAAAAGTGCTGGTATTTTCAATAACTATGTTGGTGAAGGCGAAACACTTAAATTGGTTGATATGAATATGCAGTATGATACAATCAACCAAAACATAAAGAAATTGTCTGACAATACACCAATGGTTGAATGGCACAATGAAATGACTTGGTGTATCAATTCATTCCCACAAGGTCAAGCAAAGTTTATTCATATTGATGCTGGACATTCCTATGATAATTGTTGGAATGACTTGAATATGAGTTTGCCATTATTGAATGACAATGGAATTATTGCGGTAGATGATTTCTTTATGGATATTTACCCACAAGTCACAGAGGCTACCTACAACTTTGTAGGTGACCCGAACCACGATGTAAAATTATTTTTATATTCTGGACACAAGGCTTACATTTGTAAAAGCAGGAACTATGAAAATGTGGTAAGGTATGTGATTGACAATTTCAAGGAATATGTGGATTTGACAAAGCAGCCTTACTACTTGAATAAGTCAAGTACATTTTTGGATTCTAGGACAATGAGTATTGTTCCAATCGGTGATAATAAGAACATTCATTATTACCGTGGGTTAGATGAAGATAATTCCATTTTCCCAAATGATTTCATAAATATAATATGAGTAATTGGTCACAAAATAAACAAAGTTCTACAGCAAATCCAATATATGACCCATCAAAGCACAATTTCCATAAGGGTGTTATAGATGGTGCCGCTAACGAAGGTTATCCTAAAAATTATTTCTTTGCCGATTCACTAAGAGGATTAGTGGTCGGTTTTGGTAATTTCTTCAATGACCTTTATGTAGTTCGTTATGATGAAAATGGTGAACCTATAAAGAAGATTCAAGTTCCCGTCAAATACGGACCCAGAATGAAGTCCCACGATTTCCGCGTAGAACAAGAAAGTGGCAAGAAATATTATATCCAATTACCAAACATAGCCTATCGTGTAGATAGTGTAGATTTTGCTAGTGATAGATATGCCGGCGGTGGTGAGAATCGTGCTTTCTATTCAAACTACTTTGAAGCCAATGGCATTGACTACATAATGTTCAATAAGTTCTGGTCTGATGTTCAACCAGTTCCACAAAATGTAACTATCACTATGGAAGCAAAGACCGAGCACATTTCAGATGCCAATCAAATAATGGAACAAATTAGAACAAGATTTGCCCCTGATGCTTGGATTAACCTTAAAGAATTTTGGTTCATCAATAAAAGAAGAGCCATTAAGATGTTGTGCGAAGGTTCAAATATTGAAATGACCCAGGATTTTGGTGAAGAAGATAAACGAGAAATTACCGTTTCTTTCACCTTTAAATTGGAAGCATTTTTCTACAAGCCAATTAAGGATGCCCACGTCATTGACCAAATTATAACCCATTGTGGTGTTCCAGATGGTTATGAAACCTATAATCAAACTATTATGGGTAATTATAGCAAGATTAACCCATTTACTGATAGATACGATTTATCATACGAATTTGGAACAAAAATAGGTAGAATTTCCGCCATTAAGGAAGGCTACCCAACTACCACTTTCAACAGTGCCACACACAATATTGTGGAAGAATGGCAATATGAAGAGCAATACGATATTACAAACTATCCTGAAGGAAGTAAACAAATTTTAACAATTTCTTCTATTGCAGACCCAAATAGTGCTACTTGGAATGGCATTGACCGTATTTTAACAGAAAGTGCCTCTCTAGCCAATGTAGCTAATTGGTATAGTGATAAGACCTTGGAACATAAATATTGGTCTGTAACCGCCAATACGGGGCTTGTAACCGATAATATAACCATAGACACAACAAATCTTAACAATTATGATGAAAAGTCTAAGACAATACCTACATCAGCCCAAGAAATAATTTGGGAGTTTACTTATGATAAGGGCTATATTGTAAAGCCCCCTAAAGTAGATAAGAATGGTATTCAAATTCCTGGTGATGAAAACAAGGGTGTTTATGGTGGTGTAATAGTCAAAAAGTACAAGAATTTGTTCGGATTCGGCAATTTCAATGATGATATTGGTCATACACTAGGAACTAAGGAAACAAATATAGGTGGTGTATATAATCCTGCCGCACCTTATGTTACAAGTTCAAAAGTAACAAATAATGTGTAAAAATTATAAATATAGATAGAAAAGTAATTTGGAGTTTGAATATGGAAAATAAATTTATTTCAAAGATACTTCCAATCTTTATCAATTCAGGTTTTGGGGTTGAGAAATTTGATGATACAACTTATGACATCATAGACCGCTCCATCATTGGTAAGGCTAAGATTGGTTCTATAAAGGTTTTAGATAGTGGTGATTTGTCAGTCAAGATTGGTGGCGAAGCTAAGAAACATTCTAAGTTTACCACCCTTATGAAGAATACATCTTTCAAGGCTAAACCAATTAACAATGCTGCCACCGTTGGTAAGATTGTTAAGAATATGCTTTCTGAATACAAAAAGGCTAAAAAGGTAATTTATCAAGAATCCTACAATGAACTTTCTAAGGTAGGTTGTGATATTACTAGGGCTATGCTTGAAAGGGCAGTAGATGATTACATCTATCGTTTGAAATTGAACGAAAATGAAATCAATAGAGCCGACCTCTTAACTTTTGTTTCTGACAAGCTAATGCTTACAGAAGATGAATGTGAAGCCAAGTTTGGTGAAATTTTGGATGTTTGCCTTAACTACGATGAAGCCGTTTATAACAACCTTATGAACGAAGCATTTAAGGAATCAGAATTAAAAAATGACTTCCGTAAGTTCTTGAAAGAAAGCACCAAGAAAGAAGATTTAGCCCGTGAAATTAAGGAAGACAGGGTTTTAAGAAGACTCCGCGAAACCGATGCTTATAAGAACTTAGATGAAGAAGGCAAATATAGAAAGTTACAAAAATATGTTCTAGGGACACACGGTGGTAAATTCTCTAATACTGACGATGTTATAGAAATATGCCAACAAATTGCTTCCGAAGATGAAGAAATTTTCTAAACATAAATAAAATAAAATGGAGATTTTATATGGATTTTAAAGAATATTATCACAATCGTTTGAATGAAGATGGTACAATAAATGAACCATTGGATGCTGATGCCCCAGTTCAAGAAGCACCTAAAGCCCAACCAGCCCAAACTACAGGTGGTGCTGGTATTCTAGCTCCTTATGTTGGTAACACAACCTTGAAGCTTGGTCTTAGAAAGTTGGGTGAAGATATTGGTATGGCTATCGTAGAATATGCTACAAAGCAAGCTGTTCAACCAACAGACTTCAAGTCCGAAGATGATTACATCAAGTACACTCAGGATATTCGTAAGGCTATCGCTGAAAAGTCTAATGTTGCTGTAAGAGATATGTTGTCTAACATTGGTCTTTACATTGACAACGCAATTCACAATAGTTGCCCAAATAAGTAATAGGTGATTAATTGGAGATTTGTAAATATGAAAATGAATTTTGAAACTGCCAAGAAAATACTTAAAGAAAATCATTATATCGTTGAAAGTGAAGAATCAATATCTTCAAAAATTTGGGGATTGTGCGAAAATGGTATCATTTCCTGGGAAGATGTAGCTCAAGCAGCCCTTAAATATATGGATGAAGATTCTATTAAAGATATGAATAATATCTATGAATGGGTTACTGATGAAGATGAAACTGAAGATGAAGATTAAGATTCTTTTGATTAAATAACAAAATAAACATATTTAATAAAGGTTCTCCTATTAAATGAGAACCTTTTATTGTGTGTAGAGCTTATAAATATAGTATGAAAATAGACACAATTTATTTGGATATGGACGGTGTAATAGTGGACTTTTTGTCCGGTTGCAAGTCTATAAATGCTTGGGATGGTGGCTATAAAGTAGACTGGCCCAAAATACACGCTGCTGGACCAGAATTTTGGGCAGATTTACCTTGGACTAAAGAAGGTGAAAAGTTCTATTATTGGTTGGAAAAGTTTTGTGATGAACAAGGTATAGAATTGTGTATCTTGTCACAAGTCGGTTACCAAGATGGTGTAACTGGCAAATTGGAATGGTTAAGAAATAATTGCCGTGTTCCAAACAAAAACATTTACATCGTAGCCAAAGGTAAGGACAAGGCTAAGTTTGCCAATGACACAAGCCTATTGATAGATGATTTTGGTAAAAATATTGAATCATTTATTATGGCTGGTGGTAAGGCAATCAAGTATAAGTCAGCCGGTCAAGCAAAAGATGATTTATTAGGTTTGTAAGAGGGTAACAATGGCTACAAAAAAAGAATATGTAAGTGCACACTTAGATGAGAACTACCATGTCTTTAACAATGGAACTACGGGTAAGTTATGTGTTACCCCTTGGAATCGTAGCACCGTTGCTGATGGTTATTGGCAAAATGTTAATACGATTAAGCCATTGATAAATCGTGATATTTACTTGGCAGAATGTCTTGATGAAATTGCTAGTAAATATACCGTCTATACACCAGGTGAAGGTATTATAATTACACCTAACCCTGCAAGTGAAGATAACTACATTATTTCTGTTGATAGTGAATACACTACTAATATGCCGACTTATGACTTTGACACAAAAACAATGAATGTTGTTACCGATGAACACAATAAGACGGTTAGTGTTAAACTTGCAGCCGACGAATACCAAGCCTTGACTGCAGATGAAAATGGTATATATGCTAACATTGATTATATGCTAAGTAGTACATCGGCGTTATCAAGCGAAAGTGTTTATAGTGCTACTTATACATCAGGTTTTACATATACCTATTTGACAGGACAATTAAATGTTGAATATGTTTCAGCAATACCTGCAGATATAATAGATGGAAAAATTTATGTTATAGGTTAAGATGAAGTTAGAAACTTATTATCATTTGTATGAAACAGCCCATTCTGGTTTATTAGATGAACCAGTAAATTTAGTTCCTGAATCTTGGAATAGATTTACCGTCACGGATGGTAGTTGGATGACTAGTGCTACATTGGATGCACTATGTTATCGTGATTTGTTTCTAGCACAACAAATTCAAATAGTTGATAAAGATAAAAGTGAACATTATAAAGCCGGTGATTGGATAACCATTAATAGTGCCACATACACTATAAGTTTTACCCCAACAGAATATAATTATTATTTTACAGATGGTTTGAATTGTAATGAAGATTACAATTATGTTACTATTCCTATACCAACTACATTTAATACAACAGATGGTAGACCTGATGAGTACAAAGTAAATAAAATTGAAATCAAAGATGATGGTTTGTATTATGGTTTTACACCACTACAAAGCCACATTGTACCACCGGTTGAAACAATAGTTCACTATGTACCAAGTAATAGTGCTGGAATTGTAAACAAGGCTGGTGTAGTAACATCATTTCCTAATGATGCTAATGTTGTTATAGTTAGTGCTTCAACCATAGAAACATTTGATGAATATTACGAATATCATAGAAATGTAGGTAAGATAGATTCTTGGACAGCTAGTATTGGTGATTATGTAGATAATGGTAGATTGACAAGTAGCTACGATGTTACAAGTAAAAATGATGATAGTCATACCAATACATCTTCTAATATATTTAATCCAAATGATAGAACACAATTTAATGGTGTAACCGGTTATAGTCCATCATTGGCAGGTGGTTTGAATTATATTTGTGGTGATGTAGATATGGTTCCGTCTGGTGTTTTGTTCATTTACGAATAGGTGATTTTATGAAATATTATTTGAAAGATAAAAATGGAATAGTTCATACTGAAAGTAATGAACATAAATTTAAATTGGCTTTAAAATATAAACATAAGAAAAATGAACAAGAAAATTTTGCTCAATATGGATTGGGTGGAAAAGTAGGTGGTTTGCAATACCCAGCTGATAACCAATATGGTTCTATTACGATGGGTACTTGGAATATTGGTTATCCTGAAATACATAGAAAATATGTTAATAATACGGAATCTTATTGGGCACAAGTTTCTAATAGTAATATAATTTGTTATGAGGATATTTTAATTGGAAATACAAATTTAATATCAAATAGAGATATATCAAATGATATAATCATAAAATATAATACTAATTTCAATAAAATTGCTACTTACGATGAAATGATAAACGATTATAATTTTGGTTTAAATAATAAAGTATTAACTTATAATTATTTAAGAAATATAGACCCAAAAACACAAAATACATTTAATTTAATAAATTATAAACCAGGTGGTTTATTAAATGATACATTAGCTAATTGTTGGCAAGTGGCTGATAAAATAACACATAATACAACAAATTTAAGCAACAAATATTATACAGAAAACACGGTATCATTTACTGGTGGTGCTGGCACACACAAAATGGATTATTTTACGATTGATGTTACAAATGATTGGAATACTTACAGTAAGATAAGATTAAGAGTAAAGTTGCTTGTTAATATACAAACCAATCATAGTGCAGTAATTGATGTTAATGAAATGTTTGGTGATATAAAAAACCATACTAATATTAATGAATATAAATCTAAACCATTTATCATTGTAGCTAGAACAACAAACGATGCAACATTAAGTAATGAAACTGATAGAGATACAGTTGAAGGTGGTCTTATGTTTTATAATGGTTCTACAAAGGGTGATACTATTACATCATATGATGAAGAATCTTGTAAAGATGATAGAAACAATAGAACATATGACTACACAACACAAAAATTAGTTGATTTAAATACTTATGTATCGTATTCAGACAATGTTTATTACACTTACAATTACAGACCTGGTGAAACAAAAAAATACTATGTTACTAGAGATGAAATATACAATTATTTAAAAACACCTAATCCTAGATTTAATCTTATGGTTTATTCTGATTATAATAATGGTGGATTAGTATTAACTGCAGGAACCGATATAAAAGATTTAGATGAAACATTTAAAACTTATACAAGTGGTGACGAAAATTGGTATGAAACCACATTAAATAAATTCAACCCATTTGAAGACTCCGATGATGAATACAAATACACTTTTAGTGAAAGCATTTATGGTAGTGATTGTTATAATATTTTTGTAGAAGGTTACTTTGATATTAAAGTATCAGAATTGAAAAGATACTTACACATTGGTTTTCCATTTATTACGGGTCTTTTTGGTCATGCAGATAAATATAATACAACAACAGTTTCAAACCTAGAAATGTCAGTAGAAGGTGTAAATTAACTTTTACATAAATACTATAAACACATTTAAGGAGTTTTAAAATGCAAATGAATCTAAATGAAGCAAAACAAATTCTTAATGATGAAGGTTACGAACTTATTGACGAAGGTCTTGGTAGTTTTGTTAAAAAAGCCAGACGCAAAATCTTTGGTGCTAATGCTAAAGAAAAAGAAATGTTAAATAGGCGTAATGAAATTCAAAATAAAAGAAAAGAATTACAAGATGAAGATAACATAACTAAAAGAAAACAAATTGAAGTTAATTCGGAAGATACTGTTAGTTTGTTGAAAAGACTTAAAACATTCATTTTGAAACATGATACTGATGGCTCAAATGTACAACCAGTATATGATGCTTTGGCAAGATTATATAAGAAATGGGGAGATAAAGTTAGATATACTAACAATGACCCATACGAAATCAAAGTTTATGCTGTAACAGAAAAAGAATGGAAAAATGACCTTAAACCATTTACAAATAAAGCTTCGGAAAAAGCAACTAGAAGTTTTATGGATATGGATTTGATTGGTTTCTGCCGATATGATTCCGAAGGTAAGATAAACTATAAAGATAGAGATTATAAGAAATATGGCTTTAGATTTGCTACAAGTTTGGATGCTCATAGTGAAAATGAATTGAAAGGTCAAACAGATAATGCTGCTGAATGGGGTGAAGAACTCAATGCTATTTTGACTAAATTAAATAGAAAAGACAATTCAGGAGTATCTGATGATGAATGGATTGAAACTGCACATACAAACGAATCAACAAGAATAAGACATTGATATTGATTTTCATAACAAATTAACGAAAAGGGTGCTTTTTAGCACCCTCTTCTTATAAATATATTGTATTTAATTAAAATGTGAGTGAGTGATTTTATTATTTAGTTTATTCGTAAAGAGGATTTAAGTATGGCAAAATATAGCGTACCGGGCATATCATTTAAAGAAATTGATAATACTGTCCGTTCTAATTCTGTACCAGGTTTAGGTATTGGTGCTATCGTTTTGAAGTCAAATAAGGGTCCAGTAAACCAAAGAATTTTGACCTCATCATACGATTATTTTACACAAATTTATGGTGAACCTGAAAATCTTGATGATTTTGGTCACTTTGCTGCAGAAAACTATTTGGCAATTTCTAACCAATTACTTTGTGTTAGAGCTACTATGGGTGATGAAGGCTATGCCCAAATTCAATACCCATATACAGATGCCGATTCTTTGGATAAATTCACATCTAAGGACACTGCAGAATTTCGTTACATCAACAATGAAGATGATTCACAATTAAAGTTGTTAGGACAACTTTCAGCCGTAACAACCGTTAGTGCTTTGACCGCCGTAAATGAAAATGGTGGTTATGAATGGCTCCCTGATGATTTGGAAGCTGCAGACCCAACAAGTTCATTCACCTTAAAGCAAAAGGCACAATTCGCAACAATTAACGATTTGATTACCGATGCTCCTCCTTCTATCGCAGTATTCAAGGCTTGCACAGATAAGGCTGGTGAAATTGGTGGAGAAAACGCACACAAGTTTGATGCTGAAACCGCTAGTGGTAAGTACATTGAATTTGCTACCAAGGTAACATCTGAAGGTAAAGTTACCAAGATGTTTGATGATTTGATTTTAACTGACGCCGCTTGGGCAAGTGGTGAATTACCAAAGGATGCTTTCTCAATCAACAAGACCCCAATTACAAATGTATATGTTGATACATCTGTTACTGGTGGTGTAACATTGACAGCCAAGGGTTACAAGACAATCTTCACTGTTCCAAGTTCCGCTACATTGAATGGTTCTAACTATTCATTGACTGCCTATTTTGATGCCGATAGTGATTTGTGGACTAATGTAATCACCAATAGTGCGGTTGATTCAGTTAAGTTCAGTGAAATTTTCGTAAAAGATAGTTTCTATGCAGGTGGTTCACAAGATAAGGATGCTTATTGTACAGAACCACAAAATGCTGTCAAGATTCAATTCCGTGATTGGGACGATGTAACAAACAAAACACACTATGTTCTACAAAAAGAATTTGAAGATTCTGTTGGTCAAACCGTTGGTATTCAATTCCGTGAATATGGATTCAACACAAAGCAAGAAGCCCTTGCTATCGTAGTTGATGAAATGAATGATGATAATGTTAAAGTAACACCACTTGACACATTGTTTAGCCAGGGTGATGAAGGTAAGAAGAAAGTTGTAGAACTTGCTGACGAATATGGTGTAGATGTTGCTGAAATTGCTACAAAGGAATTTGCTTTGTTACAATACTACGATGTATGGAATGGTAAGCCACTTGATGAAAAGGGTGTCTTTGATTATGACACATACAAAGAAAATCTTGTAGAAAAGATTATCTACACTGAAGATTGGAAGGAATTTAAGTCAGCCAATACAACCCCATACAATGAATACTTGTTCTGGACCATTGCCGAAAAGAATGGAACAAAGGCATTGACAGTTTCTACTTTCGTACAAGATAATCCTTCTCAGGTAGTAATTCCTTGGCAGGATGGTGTACAAGAAATAAATGAAGAAGGTGTAGTAGTTAAAGAACCAATGAGAAAGATGGTTGCCTTAGCCTCTTCTGAAGTTCTTAATTCCACCAATGACACCTATCGTGATGGTTATACTTTGTCTATTGAATCTGACGATGAACCAGGTAATGGTGATATTGAACAATATGTATCTAACAAGAGTAACCAATTGATAATTGCTTCTATTGGTCCAGGTGAATATGGTAATGATGTTGGTGTTTCTATCATCACAACCGAAGCCGCTGATATTCCAGCCTTGAATCACCAAAATGCTTTCAACTGGAAGTATCGTTTTGATGATGAAGAACAGGTTGATAACGATGTAGACGATTTGACTTGGAAGAAGGTTTATCGTGTAAATGTCTATGTCAAGACCAAGACCCAAACCGCTGAAGCCGCTTGGGGAACAGGTATGGATGCTTTGTTGAAAGACCCAACCGAATCATTCTATGTTTCAAATGACCCACAAGCTAAGGATGCTGAAGGTAATTCCTTGTTCGCACCTAATGTAATCAATGGTCATTCCGAATACATCTATGTTTCTCGTAATTCTGTAAATGAAGCTAAGACCGGTGCCGGTACTTATGCCCAACCATGCCAGACTTATGCTATCTATCAATTGACAGGTGGTACAAATTCTAAGAAGAATAACATTTCTGAAAAGACCGCCGCCTTGAAACTTTATAGAGATAGACAAAAGGCTGACTTTGATATTCTATTCAATGTTGAAGCTGTTGAAACATTCAATGGAAGACAAAGATATGGTGCTTTACAAAGAAAGATTGCTGAAATTGCAGCAGCAAGAAAGATTGATATTGGTGTAGTACAAGTTACATCTAAGGAATCTAAGTCCGTTAAGAAGATGGTTGGTGAAGCCAAGATGTTCTCTTTCAACAACGGTACTTATGTAGCCCCTTATGGTGGTTATGACAAGTATTACAATGGCACATTAGGCTCTTGGATTTACTTACCTAAATCAGTAGCTGGTGCTTGTGCTATGGCATATTGCGATATGTTCTCATATCCTTGGATGGCTCCTGCAGGTGTTGCTAGAGGTAAGATTCAATATACAACTGGACAACTTTCTCGTTTGACCGACGATGAAATAGGACAACTTTATGACAACAATGTAAATACCTCTCGTCAGTGTGGTGGATTTGGTGAAGTTCTTTGGGGACAAAAGACAGCCTTGAAGAAAGAATCTGCCTTGAATAGAATCAATGTCCGTCGTTGCTTGAACTACATTGAAAAACAACTTGAAAATATGATGGTTCCTTATCTATTCCAGCAAAACACACCTAACACAAGAAGTGCCGCAAAGAACTCTATTGATGCCTTCTTGTCAAGAGTACAAGCTGCTGAAGGTTTGATTGAATATAGCTTGTCAGTTACACAAGATAGTGAAGACCCACACATTATGAATGTCAATATTCGTTTGGTTCCAGCCGAAGCTATTGAATTTATTGATGTTAAGATTACTATTGATAGAAATACTGGTGTAACAGCTGAAGAAGTCTAATTCAATATAACATAAAATATTAAAGCCATATCTTCACGATATGGCTTTTATTATAAATATTATAAAGTTTTATGAGGTATTTGTATGCATTTATACGAAGATGAAGAAGAACAAAGAACAGCATTAGAATGGCTTAGAGATTTACATTA